CAGGGCAGGCATCACTCTATATAAGAGGTGGTAAAAGTCGTAGCCAGTTAAAATCAGTACCTGTTGCGGACATCGTTTTGGATGAGGTTGATGAAATGGCTCCGTGGGTAATACCACTTGTAAAGGAAAGAACGTCAGGGCAAGAAGCAGAATCTTTATTCATGTTGTCAACACCTTGGGTCGAAGACAGAGGTATAAATGCAAACTTTAAGGCTAGTAGCCAAGACCATTTTTTCTTTGTTTGTCCTCACTGTAGTAAGTGGACAGAACTTGTATTCCCTGATTGCTTGGTACTAACAAGCGATGAGTGCATCACTAACAAGATTATGGGTTCTCACGTTATCTGCAAAGAGTGTAAGGGTATTTTAAAACACAGTGAGAAGCAAGATATTTTTAAGAAATGGGAGTGGGTTCCAAGTTACACCAACAGGATGTCAAGAGGTTTTTATATAAATCAGTTATATAGTATGTTTGAGCAACCTTACAAGATTGCAATATCAACAATATTAGCAGAAAGTAACCCAGCAGAAAAGCAAGAATTGTATAATAGTAAGATGGGTTTACCCATAACGGTGGACGGGTCAAAAGTGTCAGACAGTGATATTGAAAAGTGCATAGGTTACCATAAAAAGAAAGTAAAAAGTGATGAAATATCAAGGTCAAAACTTACAACAATGGGCGTGGACGTTGGTAGCTTTTTACACGTTGAGATTGATGAATGGTCGTTCAAAGGACAAGCTGAAAATGTAAATAATTCAGCACAACCAAGACTTATTCTAGAGACTAAAGTCAAAGACTTTGAACAGCTTGATGAATTGATGAACATATACAACGTAAATTTCTGCATCATAGATGCAAACCCCGAAAGACGTAAAGCTCTTGAGTTTGCACAAAGATACTGGGGTATGGTTCGTTGCTGTTTCTATGGAAACAATGTAAAAGGTAGAGACTTACACACTAAAGACCAGTTTTATATAACAGTCGATAGAACTTCGTGGCTAGACTTATCACTATCACGTTTTCGGGACCAAAGTATATCCCTACCAGTAGATATAAGCGAAGAATATAAAAAGCACATAATGGAGCCTGTAAGGGTTTATAAAAAAGATGTAGATGGTAACCCTGTAGGTAGATACGTGGAAGCAGAAAAGCCAGACCATTTTGCACATGCAAGAAATTATTCTGAAATAGCACTAACACAAGCCGTTCAAGTAGCAGGAAATACAACAATAAATAGTATACTTTAAGGTACAAATAATGGATTTAATAAAAATAAGACACCCACAATATAGAGCAGACTTACCAAACATGCAAAAATATAGGGCTACAATGGTAAGTGGACACGCTTTCGTTGATACATACTTAAAGATGCTCTCATCAAGAGAAAACAGTACAGATTTCTTGAAAAGAAAGACACTAACATACTGTCCTGCACACGCAAAAGCGGCTGTAATAGATATTAAGAATGCTATATACCAAAGAATGGCGGACGTAGCTAGAGTAGGCGGACCTATTACATACCAAAACGCTATTGTTGAAGATGTAGATAATCAAGGTAGCAATATGACCGCTTTCATAGGTCGTAAGGTGCTACCAGAGTTACTTTTTATGCGTAAAGTAGGTGTATATATTGACAAACCTAATAAAGAGATACAAACACTCGCAGACTCTCGTGAAGTACATCCATATATGTACACATACACAATAGAACAAATAAAATCATGGTCTTATGGGCGTGATAATCAGTTAAAAGCATTATTACTAGAAGATTCAATATACACTGAACAATCAGGGTTGGCAAACGGTGAAAAAACATCTTATAGATACATTTTCAAAGTCGATGACGGCATCGTTGTTGAGATATATGACAGTAGTAGTAATTTAATAAGTTCTACTTTGTTAAATATAAAAGAGATACCGTTTGTTATCTTCGAGATTGAACACTCTTTGCTTATAGATGCCGCAGATTATCAAATAGCTTTGATGAACCTATCAAGTTCTGACCTAAATTATGCTATAAAAAGTAATTTCCCATTTTATACAGAGCAGTATGATGCCGCTATGGAACAATCACGCTTAAGAAATGGTGGTAATAAAGAAGGGTCTGTAAAAATTGGTGTAACACAAGGTAGAAGATACCCAAAAAACACTGAAAGACCGGGATTTATACATCCATCGCCTGAACCTTTAGAAGTATCAATGTCGAAGCAAGAGCAGATGAAGAAAGAAATAAGAGAGCTTGTGAACCTTGCTACGTCTGATGTATCACGTAGTTCAGAGTCGGCAGAGAGTAAGAAAGTTGATGAAAGAGGTTTAGAAGCTGGACTTTCGAGTATTGGTTTAGAGCTTGAACAAGGTGAAAATAGAATAGCAAAACTATGGGCAATGTATGAGGGTAAAGAGTCTGCAACGGTAAAATACCCAAACACTTATGATTTAAAAACAGATAGTGAAAGGCTTGATGATGCGACAAAACTTAAAAAATTGATACCTACTATACCCTCAATAACATTCCAAAAAGAAGTAGCGAAACTTGTTGCTAGTCTAACAATCGGTAATAAAACATCGAACAACAAAGTAAAAACCATGATTGAAGAGATTGATAAAGCAAAAGTAATAGCAATAGACCCAGAGGTCATAAGATTGGATAAAGAAGCGGGTCTTGTCGATGATAAAACAGCTTCAACGGCAAGACTATATCCAGAGGGTTCATCAGAACAGGCTAAGATAGACCATGCAGACAGGCTGGCAAGAATAGCCGCAAGCCAATCAAACCCTGACGATATGAGTGGTAGAGGTGTCGCTGATTTAGAAATAGATAAGGATAAGTCTAAAGAGGAAAAAGAGGGTAAAAAGAAAAGAGGTAAACAAGTTGGAGGTACAGAATGAGCCAATATGTTGACATAACTTTTGCTGATAATTATTTTTTATCAAAACTGCATACTGACGCTTGGGACAATGCTACTAGCGAAGAAAAGGATCAAGCACTAATGATGATGACATCAGCTATAGATAATCTTCAATACATTGGAAGCAAAGCTGAAGAAAGTCAAGACCTTGAATTTCCAAGACAGTATGATGGAGTAGTAGAAACAGAAGTACCAGACCGTATAAAAATGGCAACCTGTGAGGGTGCAATATCGTTACTTGACGGTGTTGACACTAATATAGAATATGAAAACATGCACATGACATCACAAAAATATGCAAATGTCAGTAGTGCATATAATGGTAATGTGTCGGAACACATTATTTATGGTATTCCAAGCGGTACGGCATGGCGTTATATAAAGCCGTTCTTGGAAGAGAAACAAACAATAGACCTAGCAAGGGTCAGCTAAAAAGGAGTAAAGTATGGACTATCTAACATTGTTAGAGGCAAGAAGACACAACAATTTTTTCACACCTGTTTTTGAAGGAGACAGTGGAGACAGTGGAGACGGTGGAGACAGTGGAGACAGTGGAGACGGTGGAGACGGTGGAGACGGTAATAAAGCAATAACGCAGGAGCAGTTAAATAAAATTATTGCGGCAGAAAAACGTAAGTACCAAACACAAAACCAGAAAGCACTTGATGAGTTAAATGCCTTGAAAGCTAAGTCAAAACTTACGAACCAAGAACGTGAAGAACTTGAACAGCGTATAGAAACTTTACAGCAAGCAAATATGACAAAAGAAGAACTTGCTAAAAAAGAATTAAAAAAGAAGCAGAAAAAATATGAACAAGATATAGCAGACTTGACATCGTCAAGGGATGAGTGGCAAAGAAAATATACAGATTCAAACATCGTGCGTACTATAACCGATGTTGCAGTAGCAAAAGAAGCTCTAGTACCTAGTCAGCTAGTAGCAATTTTGCGACCTAATACTCGCTTGGTCGAGGGTCTTGACGAAGACGGTAAACCGAATGGTATTTTAACCCCTACGGTTAAATTTAACGATGTCGATGATGAAGGGAAAAATATTACACTTGATTTGACAGTCGATGAAACCATCAAACGTATGAGAGAATTGCCAGATTACCAAAATCTTTTCAAAGGAGAGGGCGTAGGCGGTCTAGGAAAATTCTCAAAAGGTAAAGGCGGCAAAGTTGACTTAGCAACTCTTGCCAAAGACCCTGTAGCTTATAGAAAAGCTAAAGAAGAAGGGTTAATTTAATCTAAAAAAAGGAGTTTTAAAAATGAAACACAAATACAATAAGTTATTCACACCTGTCTTTGATAATGACCTCGATGCCTTAATCCCAGAAGTTTGGGCTCAAGAGTCATTGATGACACTGGAAGCAGAAACAGTTATGCTACCTTTGGTTTACAAAGATTTCTCACCAGACATAGCAGACCATGGCGATAC